CACGATGACGTGGGTGTCGATCTCGAAGGTGTCGTCGGCGGAAGCCGTGCAGCCGGTCCAGGTGCCGCCGGTGACGGCCGACCAGATGAAGTCGGCGTTCGCGTTGCAGACCTCTGCGCGCGCGAGCTGCGGGAGCGCGATTGCACACGCGAGCGCCAAGAGCGCCCGAAGTACGGTCCTCTGCATTTCTCTTCCCCCCATCAGGCCAGCCCTACGGGATGTCGTAGAGCGCCGGAAGCTCCTTCACGCGCACTCGGAAGGCGTTCAGCCCGTTGCAGCTGCACGAGCTGCCTGCCTCGCATAGCGTCCCGCCCGAAACCGGCCGCACCTCGACAGTGATGTCCTGCCCTGGCGTCACCGCGTCGTTGAGAGCCCAGAGCGTCCAGTCGCCCGCATCGCGGAGCGGGTCGCCCCAGATGTCCGTCCCGCCGTACCGGAAGACCTTCCCCCCGGCCGGCTCACCCGCGAAGGTCGAGCAGGCCGTGCAGCCGCCCGCGATCTCGACCTGGATCTCGCACTCAGTCGCCGTGCTCGGCACGTCCTCGAGCAGCTCGAGGTATACCGCGCCGAGGAAGGAGTCCTCGGCGCGATTCTCCCACACAGTGTCGTAGCTGGCGGACGCGGCGAGCGTCGCGAAGCCATCGCCGCGCTTCATGTAGCTGTTAGCGCTCACGGAGCCCTGTCCGTCGACCGTCCAGACGTACTCGCGGCTCCCCACGAAGTCGATCAGGCCTGGGCCCTGGAAGGCTGAGTTGATCGGCTCCGTTGAGATCGGAGAAAGGCCGGTGCTGAGCACGCCGTCCGCGAGCATCATGACCACGTTTTTATACTGGAAGCTGTCCGGCGCGATCGCGTCGTTCGCGATCGTATTGATCACGCCCTGGAGCAGGAGACCGTCGGACTCGAACACGATGTCACCACTGATGCTCGCGTCGGCGTGCAGCCGAACTCGCTCGCAGTGGCTGCAATGGATCCGCGCGGGTCCTGCCAGCGAGATGTCGGGACCGACGAAGAACTCGGTGTCTCCGGTGACGACAAGGCGGTCGGCGATGAAGTCACGCGGGAAACCGCCCGAGTGGATCGCGAACCCAGAAATACCGACGAGAGTCACGCTCTGGCAAGTTCCCCACGCCGCGTTTCCCTTGTAGTTGCAGCCGTTGTTAGTCACCGTGGTATGGCCCGTCTCCGGGTCCTTGTACCCGGCACGGTCCCAACCGAGATAGAGATCCTCGAAGTGGGGAGCGGAGACTCCCTGAGGCTCTCCGATCACGGTGACTTTGTCGCTGTCGCCGTCGAGGTAGACGTCGCCGAAGCTCGTCGAAGCTCCCTCAGCCCAGGAGAGCAGCTTCAAGGTGGAGACGTCCGCGACGAAGACGATCGGGAGGTTGTCGGAGTCTCCCGTGTTCTTCGGCCGGATCGCCACGAGCGAGTCGTCGATGCCGTCGAAGAAGAAGCCATAGTGGAAGTCGGTGCCGGCCGTGACGGACGCCTTCGACATCGACACCACCGGCGCTCCGTCGAAGCGAACGCCGGGGCGGTCTCCCTTCTGGACACCGTGAGTAGACTCGGATCCCATGCGGAAGCAGTGCGTGACGTTGCCGCCTCCGAGTAGTGTCGGATCGCACGCAATCTCGACCCCGTCCCAGCTTCGGCCGAACACGAGCTCGGGGATCAGGCTCCGTTCACCCGGCGACGTGCACGCCGGCATCGTGTAGCCCGTCGGCGTCTCGCTGTTCCAGTTCCGGCAGTACGAGACGCGGCTCTTGAAGTCTGTTTTCGCGAGTCCCTCCGGTGCCTCGATCCGAACCGGCTGGGCAGAGATACCGCCGTTTGCGGAGGTGACGTAGGTGTAGTTGCAGGTCGTGGTCCCGGCCGGTGTCGACGCCCAGCGTCCGATGAGCCGTGTGTTCGCCGTGGCGTCGTTGGTGCGGAACGGGACTGCGTTATCGGCCTTGCGCGTGTAGCTACAGGTCGTGGCACCCGTCCCAGCCGACCATGCGAGCGAGAGAGTCCCGTTTCGATGAACGGTGCCGGGCAAGGTGAGGCTTGCACTGGTGCACGTGCCCGTCTGCGCGTCCGATACGCCCGCGACGCTGTCGGAGGTGCAGGTCGCGTTCGTGGCGCCGCTCCGTGAGCAGACCACGGTCCCGACGTCGACGGGGCCGTTCAAGAAGTCGTCGCCACTCGCGCTGCTGAAGCAGGTGGCGTCGCTGCCGTCGTCGTCGCATTCCATGTTCTGATTGGAGACCGAGATTCCCGACGCGCTGACGTTCCCCGTGATCGTGCCATTGGCGTTGATCGTCGCCGACTGCGCGCCGTTCACGCACGATCCACCGGCGAGGATCGCGATCGGGCCATTGTTCAGGCGGTCGTACCCGTCGACCGTCGCCGTGCTCGCGTCGTAGTTGATCCCGAAGAAGCCTTCCGAGTTCGTCGCCACCACCTCGCCGGTAACCACCACGGTCGAGTAGTTGGAATAGGCGAGGTCATTGATCGACTTCTGCAGGTCGTCTGCCCAGTCTCCGTCACCGTCGGTGTCGTCGAGCTCGATGCAACGAGGGTTGCTGCCGCACGGCCCGAGCTGTGGCCCGATGCCGAACGACTCGAGCGTCCGCCAGAGGAGCTTCCCGCTGCTCTGCTGGAAGGTCGCGAGTCCGCCGTCGATGGGCGCGTTGTTGAAGTTGATCTTCGGCTCGGTGATCGCACCGTCTGCGATCGCGGACGTCGGTGCCTGACCCCATGCGGCCTGGGTCGACGAGGAGGACACGGGGACCTGGCCGCCCGCCGAGGGCGCCACCTCGGCCGTGAGCCCGGCGTGCGCCTCGCCGACCAGGTACTCCGCCGAGACCGGGGCGCCGGCGCTCCCACCTCCGCACTGCCCACCGCTCGCGTCGACGTCGAGGATCGAGCAGTCGAGGCCTTCGCGGGTGCCGCTGCAGTCGTTGTCGAAGAAGACCTCGTCGTCGCCGGGCAGCGTCTCGCGCGACAAGCACGCGCTAATCGCACCCGGCGAACCGATGCGGAGCTTTCCCAGGAAGCCGAAGTCGCCATCGGGCTCCAGTACCGCCTCGGATCCGTCAGCTGCGGCGCGGTCCACGTCGAAGAAGACGTTGGTCCCGTCGTGGCAAATCCGTCCGAGGTGGGCGATGGCGAGACACGGTCCCGCCTGCGAGACGGCCTCGCGAGCCGTGAGGAAGACCGCGCCCGCTCCGAGCACGACCGCGAGCAGCACAGCAACGAGCGCACGACCTCCACGCATGCGATCCCTCACCCCCTCCTAGCTCCCATCGGCCGGAAAGATCACGCCCGCGAAATGGCAGAACGGGCGCCCGCCCGGACCTTCGTAGGTCACCGCCCCATTCGCCGCGATCTTGATGCGCTCGCCGAACCCGACCTCATAGTGAGAATCCTCGGCCGGTCGGAACCCGGACGGCAACACGTTCCCTCCGGAGAGGATCGACGCGCCGAGGTTCACGTCCGACGATGGCGTGATGATGCCCTTCAGCTGAACGGAGTCGATCGCCGGAAGGTAGCGGCGCGCGACGGTCGGTGATCCCGCAGCGAGCCCCCAGGGCGCGGTGAGCGTGAGCCCGAGCCACGCACCAGGAGGCGAGCCGCCGCCGCCGCCACCACCGCCAGCAGCGTCGAGTCGTCGCATCGCCTCGTTGTAGGCCTCGGCCGAGAACTTCGCGCCCGGCGCGAGGAGCGGAAGCGCGAGAACAGCAGTCAGGGATCGGTTCACCACCGCCTCGCGACCCTGCGGGTACGTGGCGACGGTGGTCTCGTCGAAGGTGTTCCCGCCCCAGTTCACGCCGAGCTTGAAGCTCGACCGCTTGATGTCGATCGTGGCACCGACGATCCCGACCCCCTCGCCGGTAATGTGGAAGATTTGGCCCGTGGCGATCGCGCCTTGGTCGGGCGAATCTCCGAAGCGTGGCGGATTCCCGCAGAAGGCTGGGAAGCTCTTGGGCGTCGCCGAGGCCACGGTGACCGTGGCAGTGCTGGTGCCGCCGGTCAGGACCTGGCCCACGGCAGGCTCGACCTCAGTGCCCGTGAGGTAGCAGTAGAGCCGGCCCCCATCGCCCGTGTCCGAGAGGTAGACCGCTTGCCCGCTCCCCGGGAACGTGAGCGTCTCGCCGGCGATGAAGGGACCGCCGGTCACGACTCCGATCACGATCTCCCAGACCGCGCGGACCGTGTTCTGCCCGTTCTTGACGATGCAGTGGAAGCCGGCGAACTGGCTCATTCAGCCGCGCCTGGGCCGCGCCGAAGCGCACCCTCTACGCCATCGAGGAAGCGCCCCACCTCGTAGGCGTCCCAGACCCGGTGATCCGCCGTCACGCCGAGGTGCACGCGGCCATCGACGGGCGCGCCGATCACGACCAGCGCAGCCACGCCCTCGAGCGGCACGAGCGCCGCGAAGCCCTCGCGCACCGACCAGGGCGCGCACTGCGAGACCACGACGGCGCACGCCGGGGCCGGGAGCAGCGCCTCCAGGTCGCCCAGAACGGGCACGGCTTCGTAGGGCTGCTCTCGGATGCGGGTCACCCGTCGCGCGAGCTCGGCTTCGAGCACTTCGAGCGTCCGGTGGTGGGGCGACCGGGCGTAGACGGTAACGACTGCCCGCGTCTGCCGGTCGTGAAGGCGCCGAACCCCCACCACCACGCCGCGGGGCCGGAAGAGCTCTCCGGCGCGGATCGTCCGGCGGAGGCCCGGCCGGTAGTCGAGCGTCGCGCCCACCGCCTGCACCACGAGCGCCTCGACGCGGTCCGCCGCCTCGGCCGGGGCCTCGACCCACCGGCCGTCGTAGATCGGCGCGGGCTCCCGCCAAAGCCGCGCCTTCGAGACCTGCCACGCCGTCATGGGGACCGACTCCGGCGCTCCCTCTGGGTAGGCGCGCGCGGTCCGGCACGAGACCTCGATCGCTCGCGCCCCGTCCTCCGGGCGGACTCCCAGGTGCGCGCAGGCCAGCCGGTGAGCAGCGACTCCCCCGAGGCCCATCTCCGCGCAGCCCTGGGATCCGATCAGCTCGTGAAGTGGCAGAAGCCAGCCCGGGCTCGAGGCGAAGCGCGCGAGGTGCGCTTCGAGCTCGGCGAGCGGCTCCGCTGCCTCCTCGGGCGTCGGCTTCGCGAGGGCCAGCGCCTCGTGCGTGTGGCGCTCTTCGTCCTTGCCGACCGCTTCGAGGAGCGCCGGCGAGAAGCCCGCGCGCGCCAGGTGCTCGAAGGCGTTCCCGAGCCAGCCCTCCGCTACCACGTTGAGCACGGCGAGCGAGAGCGGACCGTGGAGCCGGCACACGTAGGACACGAGGGCCTGGCACTCCGGGGTCGGCGAGAGCATGCCCCCGAGCGCGTTCGCCTCGGCCGCGAAGGCTGCGCGATGCACGAGCTCGTCCTCGAGCTGGCCCGGGATCCCGTCGCCCCGCTCGGCTGCGATCACGGCGAGCTCCTCGAGATGCGAGAGCGTCGAGAAGAGGTGGCGCGCCGCCAGCTGACGCCGCCCACCGCACGCGAGTGATCGATCGCGGCAGGCCTCGAGCGCCTGGAGTCGGCCGCGAATCTTCTCGCGCTCCGCGGCTCTCACGCGCGCGCCTCGAGCGCTGTCGCGAGCCGGTCGACGCACGCCTCGAAGCGCGCGACCGCCGCGTTCATGCTGGCCGCGATCCGCTCAGCGGTCTGCGCCACGCTCTCGGCGACCTGGCTCATGTCGGCGCCCTTGAGACGGAGGTGGCGCACCTCACCCGTGTTCTCCCGCACCGCCGCCTCGAGCTCCTCGATCATGCGCGCGTGAATCGCCGACTGCTCCTCGAAGCTCTTGCGCATCGCGCACAGCGCCGCGGTCTGCGTTGCCTCATCCGCCACGGCGGCGTGCTCGGGAAGCGGCGCGAAGCGATTGACGAGTCCTGACATGCTCCATCTCCTCTTCGTAGCGGCTGGGCTCGACAGCTCGGGTGACGCGCTCTGCACTCGCCATCGTGAAAAAGCGCGGATCGACGAGGCGCACGCGGAACGCTCCGAGCTTCGTGCTGCGGATCGGGATGGCCTCGCTCGGCTGGACCGTGATCCGCTCGCCGTTCACCTCGAGCGCGATGTCGCGCGCGACCGTCGCCTCCCGACACTCGGGAATGACCATGAACACGGCCTCGTCCTCGCCGTCGGCGCAGAAGCGGTCGGTGGACATCGAGAGCCGCACCTCGATCCGCTTCTCGACGCTCTTCGCGTCGGCGCTCGGGCAGAAGCGGTCGGGGTGCGCGCCCGCCTCGCCCGTGACCTCGACCGGCACGAGAGCCCAGCCCTCACCATCGGGGATCCCGTTCTGGAGCACCGTCTCGGTCGCGCCATCCGGGCGCACGCGGAGCCAGCGTCGGCGCACTAGGTCCCCGAGAGCGCGTCTTCGCGCACCGTGATGAAGGCGTTCTTGACGAGGAGTCGAAGGTTCGGCTCCTGCATCTCGGTGACGTCGCCACGGGATCGGTAGGCGAGGAAGGTGCCGCCACCCGCACCGGGGTTCGTCTCGAGCAGCGCAAGCGTGTCCGATACCACCTGATCCACGGCGTACCAGTTGGTCGGGTGCAGATCCTGGACCTGCACCTCGTCGCCATCGCGCAGGAACTTGGTCCAGCGCGTTCCCTGGCCCTCGATGTAGCGCTGCGATCCGAGTTGGACACCCGTCTTCGCGGTGCCCTCGTTGTAGCCCTCGCGCACCCATCGGAGTTGGAGGGCGTAGAGGTAACTGCCCGCCGTGCGCAGATCGTAGTTGCCACCGTAGCCCGAAACGAAGTAGCCGTTGGCAGTGATGTCCACCTTCCCCGGCTGGACCACCGTGATGTTGTCGGTCGCCGGGTTCACCACGATTCTGTATTCGATCTTTATCGGCTGCGCGATGGGCACGCCCCCGAACCCGAACTGATTGCCACCTTCCTCGACGAGCGCGCCGAAGATCCCGCCATAGGCGACGAGGCTCGGGACGCCGCCGGCCTGCCCGTTCACCTCGACGACCTTCGAGATCACCGTGACCCACGTGTCGACGTCCGACCCACTGCCGTCGAATACGACGACGTTCGCGACCTGTCCCTCGAAGGGATCGCCGGCGACGTGGTCCTGCAGCACGCCGCCCGGAATCCCGGGCTCGTTCTCGTGGATGAAGATCCGCGACTGCCACGCGGAGGGCTGGCCTGCGCGCGAGATCATCCGATAGCGGAGCCCGATCTTCCCGATCAGGGCTCGATCGAAGACGGCCTGCTGATCCGACCACTGAGCGTCTGCCGTGTAGAGGAGCGTTCGCGAGACCTGCTCGGGCCAGCGTCGGAGGAACGTGCCCGTATCGGGATCGAAGGCCTCCCACTCGAAGCCGCGCACGGCGGGGTCGAGCTCCGAGTCAGCCCGCACGATGTCGCCCGGGTCCTCCGCGAAGCCAGCGCCGATGGACAGGTTGGGCTCCGCGCCGCGCGAGCGCATGTCCGCGGTTCGCCACTCAGCCACCGACGTGCCCGACTCGTCGACCAGCTGAATCGGTGCCGGGAGGATCTGCGCGAAGTTGGCGAGTGGGCTGTAGTCGAAGGTGGCGAACTCGATCTCACCGAGCCGGCCATCCTCGCCTACCTGCCGCACCTCCACATCCCAGACTCCGAACGGCGCGGGGTAGACGTCGAGGAAGTTCTGGCCGGGAGGAATGATCGTATCGACGGGCTCGGAGCCCTCGACCTGGTAGCGCACGACGGCCGGCGAGATCAGGTTCGAGTCGGCGGGTAGCCACGCGATGCGGACCACGGTGACCGCCCCTTCCACGGTCGCTTTCGCGTTCGCGCTCACGGTCACGCGGCCGGGCGCGTCGGGCCGACCGCGGAGCCCCGATCCCGCGATCGCCGTCATGGCCGAGCGGAGCGCGTTCCTTCGATGCCACGCGAAGAGGCGAATCATGAAGTCCTGATCGGCTTCGAGCGGTCCGACCTCGAAGCGCGCCGAGGCCGCCGACACGCGCCCGAGGTTCGTCCACTCGCTCTGGAGCGGGAGCCCGGTGCCCTCGTCGACGGGCATGAACTCCGCCTCGTATTCGTCGGTCGGGAGGCCCGGGAGCGTGCCGGGCGTCGGGCGCACGATCGCATACTGCTCGAGCTCGCCGCTCTTGCCGTAGCGGAGCTCGTAGGTGACGCGCGCCTCGACCATGCGGAGCTGCTGCCCGCCGCTGTTGTTCTCGAAGCGGAGCGCGATCGCGGGGTCGTCGACGAAGACCACGCTCGAGGAGAGCGCGCGCACCATGAAGTGAGCGTCCGCGAGGCCCGCCGTCTGGAAGCCCACCGGGCGGACGCTGGCACCGACGAAGAAGGCCGGGTCGAAGCCGAGCCCGCTCCCGAAGAACTGGGTCTGGAGGGCCACCTGGCCGCCGTTCGCCGGCTCGGCCACGGCCGCGGCGTTCGTGACCTGGAGCCGATCGTTGGACGGCTTCCCCGTCACCGGGAAGACGCCCTGGTTCTCGTAGCGGAAGCCGAGGCCGAGCTGCACGAAGCCCGCGCCCCGGAAGTTCGCGAAGAGGTTCTGGCCGGGCGGCCCGTCGAGATAGACGTCGTTGCCCGGGGCCGAGAGGTCGACGGTGATCCCTGCGAGCCCGGTCGAGGCCGCGTCCACGTGGATCGTCCCGATGGCCGAGCGGCGCCCGGCGACGACCCGCTCGTCGCCGTTGCCGGTCTCGACGCCCGCGCCGGCGGTCGGATTCGTGAGGGTGAGCTGGCCCGCGGCGACCGCGGCCACGGCGAGCGACGGCGCGTTATTGGCCGGCGTCCCGAAGCCCGCCGGGTCCGCGCGCATGCCCACGAGGAATCCATCCTCGATGTAGGAGCCCCCATCCTGGCGGGAGAAGACCTGCGCGGAGCCGCCGCCCACCGCGCCCGCGTTGATCTGGCAGAGGTGCGTCGCCACGATCACCTCGCGGAGCGGTATCAGCGGCGCGGGCGGCGGCATGTTCTCGTACAGGTTCTCGCGCGAAGTGATCGCCGACTTGTGGATCGGAACCGGCTTCACGTCGACGTCGTCGTAGATGAACGAGGCGTGGTCGTGCGCGTGCAGCACGCCCGCGAGACCCTGGCCCTTGCTGATCTTGTTGACGATCGCCTCGAGCGCGATCGCCCCGATCTCGCCGAAGGTCACCAGCGAGCCCGCCTCGCTGCCGAACTTCATGTTGATGCCGCCGGCCGTCGTGTCGATGGGCGCCTGCAGCACGACCCAAAGCGGGTTTCCCGTCGAGCCCCGGAGCGTGTTCGTGGCGCCGACATCTACCTGGCGCTGGGTCACGACGACGCTCGGCCCGACGCGGCTCCGAATGCGGACCCCGGGGTTGGCAAGGCCGGTCAGGTCGAAGACCTCGTCGACCAGAATCTGCGTCACGGAGGTCGGAGTGCCTGCGAAGCCGAGCGCCCGGCCACGGCCCTTCCCGACCGCGATCGTGTCCGACGATACCTCGATCAGGTCGCCCCGGATGCAGAGGAGCCAGTCCCACGGCACTTCGATCTCGTGAATGGCCCGCCGGACCTTCTGGGCGAAGAGGTGGCGCCCGTTGCGGTGGATCTCGGTCGCCCGCTGCGTGTACGGGAAGGAGCGCCGCTCGATCACCTGGGCCGCGGTCGTGGCGAAGCTCCCCGTGCTCGAGTGGGAGGCCGGCAGCGTCACGTCCACGTCGATCACGGAGAGGGCAGGCCCGCCCGTGTTCTCGTAGATGAGAAAGAACCGCTGCCCGCTGTAGAGGGCGGGGAGCGTGATCCCGATCCATCCCTCCTCCGGGAAGGCCGCCCACGTGCCCGATCGCGTGAGGATCGCGCGGTTGCCGGTGCGGGTGACCGTGATCCCAACGCCGGCCTCGCTCGCCGTCGCCTTGGCGAAGGTGTCGTTGTAGATCACGCGCTCGTCGCGCTTGCTGTCCTTCGCCGCGTTCAAGAACACGCAACGCCAGGCGTCGGGGATGTCTGGCCATGCGAAGGTCGATCGCACGCTGATCACGTCGGCATCTGAGAAGGGGATCGGCGTTGCGAGCACCTTCCGGTCGATCACCGGGCGATACTTCCCTTCGACGAAGTCGAGCTGCGCACGCGCCGAGCTGCAGATGTCGTGCGCGACGTCGAGGATGCTCTTCCCGTCGATGTCCTGCACACCGTCGACCCGGTGGCGCGCCTCGAGCGTGCCGTCGAGCCCAGGGACGTTCACGGCACAGTAGTCGAAGTAGTCCTGCCAGGCGGCGAAGTCCATCATCGAGTCGGGGATCTTGCGCGCGCCGGGGAGCGCGCCCGTCATGACGTCGACGGCGCAGGCCGCGGGGTTCGACGTGACCTGCGTGGCTCCGCGTGCGCCACCCACGAGGATCGGTCGCTTCTTCCTGACGAGGCCGCTGATCCGGTCCGACTGGTCGCTCCCGATCGCATCGCCCGAGAGCGTGATGTCGAGGAAGGTGCCGTTGCCGACGAGGTTCTTGATGGCAGGCTCGTTGCGAAGTCCGGTGAGCAGGATCCAGCGCACGTCGGTCAGGAGAAAGCTCGTATCGCTCCCCGCGCCGCCGCGGATGTCGCCGTATTGGTGAGCGTCCATGTCGGGCGCGCGACCGATGCGGAGACGCACCTCGTAGGTGCCCCGCGGAACGTCCTTGGCGATGGACACGAACGTCTGCTTGTCGGTCCCGCCGACGTGCTTGACGTCGATGTCCTTGCCCTTGGCGGCCTTCTTCTCGGCCTTCTTGGCCTTCTTCTTGGCCTTCTGGAGGGCCTTCCCCGTGAGGCCGTCGAAGCTCTCGATCGCGGCCGTGCGCGACTCGGTCGCGATGCGCACGCGGTTCGTCGCGAGCTGGCGGACCGTGACGCCGTTGCCGCCCGTGTAGGTGGCCCCCGCCGCGAGTCCGGTCCACGTCTGCGCACCGACGGGCGAATACTCGATGTAGAGCTCGAAGGCATGGCCGCGCGTGCTGAGGCCGCCCGACCCGGAGTGCCCGCGCTGGAGACCACGCGGGAGCTCGAGATCGAGCACGATCCGGTCGGCCGGGTTCGAGAGCGCCCAGGCGAAGTATTCGACCGGCGGAGAGAACACGTCCTCGAGCAGGATCCCGGGCCGCACCTGCTCGACCACCGGGAAGTCCACGGTCGAGACGTTCGTGTGGACGACGACCCTCGGATTCAGGCGCTCGAGGGGCGTGTTCCCCATCCGAAGCTGCACCACCTCGCAGTCTCCGGGGCCCGCCTGCAAGAGCAGACGCTGCGAAGGCTTCTGCCCGTGAAAGCTCTGGAGGGGGATGGCGACGAGCGGGAGGAAGAATCGGCACTCCCCGAACACGTCCCAGACCTGCGCGTCTTGGTGGATCCTATTTCCAATGCCGAGCGCCGTCGGACTCGCTTGGCGCGTCGACACGGGGTCGATCGTCCCCTGGTCGGGCTGGCCGACGATCGCGTTCACCGCGAGCGCGAGCCCGTAGTAGACGCCCGCCGTGAGGAGTGCGCCGCCCGTGAGCGCGATCGCCGTTCCGAGCAGAGACAAGCCGACGCCGGGGACGATCGCGAGGCCACCCACGAAGGCGCCGATGCCTGTGGCGACGAGGAGCTCACCGACCAGGCTCGCGAAGAGCACGAAGAGTGAGAACGGCTCCGCCGGGATCGCGTAGGCGCGCATCCGGTCGCCGGCCTGAAGCACCGTGCTCTCGTAGAGCTCGGCCGGGACCTCCTCGCCGTTCACGATCACGAGGAGGCGGGCGCCTTCCTCGACCGTGGACATCCCGGCCTCTTCGAGAGTGCGCGCGACCGACCAGCCGGCCGGCGGCGCCCCCTCGATCCGCACGCGACGCTTGAAGGGATGCGGGAGGCCGAGGAACGAGGCCCGCCCCGCGGCGATCAGCTCGGCGCGGGTTCGAGGCTGCGGTCCCTCGCCGTTAGGAAGAGCGAGCGCGGCTGACATACCGATAGTAGCCTTCGAGGTTCTGCGCCCAGAGCCACATCCGAAGTCGGTACGGGTGAGAGCCGTGGCTCTTCGTCGTGATGAGCCCCCACGCGGGGTCGATCACGACGCCCACGTGCCAGCCTCCGTCCACGCTGTAGAGGGCCACGTCGAAGCGCTCGGGGGTCTCGACCTTCGACCAGGACCCGGACGCGAGCTCGTCGGCGACGATCGCCTCCGTTCGCGGCTGCCCTTCCTCGAGCCAGCGCGCGTCCTCGACGCGGTCGAGCTCGTTGTAGAGCCACGGCACCTCGAGCCCCGCCTGCTCCCTGAGCACACGCCCGACGAGGCGCCCGCAGTTCGCCTCCGCGTAGGGGATCTTGAGATACGACCGGAGCCAGTCGGGCGCGGCGTTCACTGAAGCGCCATGTAGCCGAACCCGCGCGAGTAGCGGATGGCCGGGTACGGAGCCGTCCCGTGGTCGTCGTGGAGGTGCACGTCGCCGAGCGCCACGGGCTCGTCGAGCTTCACGTTGCGGAGCTCGCCCTCGACGGAGAACCCGATCTGATCGGGATCCGAGAGCCGCGCGAACGAGAGCTTGATGTGCGCGTGATTCGTGAGCTTCACGAGCTCGTTTCGAATCGTGAGATCCACGTCATCGAAGACGACGTGAAAGATCGGAACCTCGGTCTCCTCCTCGTGCGGGAGCTCGAAGTGGAAGCTCGAGCGCGTGTAGGTCTGGCCGTTCGAGACCTCGTCCTGGTCGGACACGACGAGATGCAGATCGCCCGCGTGGATACCATCGTCCCACGTGATGTCGGCGAGCGTGAGAAGACCCGTCGACGTCGAGGGCTGAAGGATCGCGTCCTTGAGCCAGTCGGGAATGTTGCGCGGCATGGCCTCTTCCTACGTGGGCAGATCCGGCAAGAGCCAGAGCTGTGCGGTCACGAGGCGATTCACCGGCGAGCCTTGCCAGAGATCGTCCTCGGGATCGGTGTTGAACTGCCAAACGCGATTCGCGCCCACGCCCCCAGGCGGCGGCGTCCCGAGCGGGTGATTGAGACCCTGGAACGGAGCCTCGCCGGAGCTGATCGAGTCCCGATACCAGACGTCGAAGATCGCGACCTCGGCGTCGGTCATGACCCACGCGACGTCCCAGAGCTCCTGATACTTCTTTCCGATGAGCCTCGCGCGCATGCGACCGGAAGCGGTCCGCGTGCGCACCACGTTCTCCGGGCGGCGCCGGCGGTGCCGGTCGGCCGAGAAGAGCTGCGGGAGCGACGCATTCCACACGACCGCCATCGCCTACGGGCTCCGCACCTGGCGACGGATCGCGCCGCCGGTGACGCTCTGGAGCGCCTTGAAGCCCGGGCCCCGACGGAAGGCATCGTCGGCCTGTCCCTGCGAGACGGCAATGTTCACGTCCCAGCGCCGCCCGTTCTCGGACACCTCGATCGTGCGCCCCGACTCCTCGAGCGGCTCGCCGCCCTCGTTCACGATCTGGACGTTGACCTGGATCGGGCCGGCGGCACCTCCACCTCCGAGCGCGCCCATCGCATCGACGAACGCCATCTTGAGAGCCCCGCGCGTCTCGGACGTGCCGAGCGGGAGAAGGAGCTCGTCGCGCGTCGTCATGACCATCGTGCGACCGCGCGACATGCCACCCGAGTCGGCGATCTGGAAGTCGCCGCGCGTCGAGGCATCGATGCCGGTCCCGATCGCGCCACCCGCCGCGGCGCCACCGGCGCCGCCCACGGCTCCGCCGACGAGCTGGAGCACGAAGCCGAGCCAGTCGAAGCCGCCGCCTCCGCCGCCTCCGCCACCGCCCAGGCCCGCAAGCGCGGTGAAGAGCTGGCCGATCGCGCCGACGATGCCCTCGCCGAGCGCGCCGAGCGCTTGAAGCAGCGTCACGTTCCCCTGCTCCTGCCCGGTGAATATGCCCTTCAGCCACTCGACGCTCTCGTCGAGCCGCGTGTTCGTCTCCGCCGTCTGCTGCTCGGCCGCGGCCTGGCCGTCCTCGCTCGAACCGAGGAGCGCCTCGAAGAACTCCGGGATGGCCGAGCCCGCCTCTTCGGCGCCACCGGGCCCAGCGATCCCGAGGACGTCCGCGGCCACGCTCTTGCCGGTGATCGCCGCGACCAGGTCCCGTTTCATCGCCTCGATGGCCTCGACGATCGCCTGGTCGCCGGGCGGGATGCCGCGGATCTCGCTCTCCGCCCCTTCGAGGATCACGCCGAGCGGGCCGCCGATGCCCGGGAGGCCCTTCAGGAGGCCGCCGAGCCCGCCCACCGCGTCCGCGAGCGGCTCGCGGATCGCTTCCTGGATGAACGAGCGCTGGATCTCGCGGACGACGTCGAGCGCCGTCGCGCGCAGCGTCTCGAGCGCGTTGATCGGGTCCTGAATCGAGGTGGTCAGGCCCTCGAGCAGGTTCGAGCCGATGGAGCGGCCCACCTCGAGCAGGCGCTCCATCTCCGCGCGCGCCTCGGTCATGACGCCCGTGACCTGCTCGGCGTAGAGTGCGAGGGCCACGAGCGCGTCTTCCTGCGCGAGCTTCTCGTGCTGCACGAGGGTCACGAGCAGCGAGCGGAACTTGACCACCTCGCCGAGCTGGCTCACCTCGCCCGCGGTTGCGTCGCGGAGCTCCGCCTGCGCGATGCTCTGCGCGACGATCAGGTCGCGGACGCCAGACGCCGCCTCCTCGAGCTGCGTCTCGAAGCGGAGCGCCTCGGCGGCCTGCGCGGCGTTGAATGTTGACGTGGCCTCCGCGCGCGCGGCGGTTCGCTGCGCGGGAAGCGGGATCTTCTCGGCGTCGCGCAGCGCGTTCGCGTAGTCGAAGGCGAGCGCGATTAACGTCTGCTGGTGCGCGATCTCAAGCTCGGACAGGCCTGCGCGCCGGTGCTGCGCCTCGGTGGCGACAGCCGAGAGCTCTTGCTCGGACTCGATGCGGCGAGCGACGAAGGCGTCGAGCTCGCTCTGCGCGCGCTTCAGCTCCTCGGCATCGAACATCGGCGGGAGCTTCTTGTTCGCGTTCGGGTCTGGCGTGGGCATCAGCGCCGGCTCGGGCGGGTGGCGAGGTGCCGCTGTGCGACCCTCTAGCGCCTGGATGTCGCCGATCAGGCGCATGCGCTCCTGGAGCAGCCGGTTCACCTGGGCCTGCTCGGTGCTCTCGGGCTGCGTCTGCGCCGGGCCGAAGGCGCCGAGCGGGACCGGCACCACGTCGCCGGGCGTCGGCCCGCGGGCGGGATCCATGCCGCGGCGCGCGAGCTCCTGCTCGATCTCGATCAGCTGCGTGCGCTTGCGCGCGGTCTCGGCCTGGTTGGCCAGCGCCGCGAGCCCCTCAGCCTTGTCGAGCGCGGCATTGATCGCAGCAGCGAGCGCGCCGAAGCCTGCGATCACCGAGGCGCCCGCGAGCGCGACCAGGCCACCGCGCGCAGCGATGGCAGCGATGCCGAGCCCCGTGACACTCGTGGTGATCAGCGCGAGCGGCGCGGCGAGCGCGCCGAACTGCGCCACCTGGAGCGCGATGCCACCCACAGCCGCTACACCGGCGGCAGCGGGCTGCGGGAGCCCGCCCAGCGCCTCGGCCACGGCATCGATCGCCGACGCGAGCCCGTTCACGAGCGCGATCTGCGCGGGCGCGGCCACGTCGCCGAGCTTCGTGCGCGCGTTCTCGAGCTCGACGTTCGCCTGCTTCAGCTGGTGCGGGACGCGCTCGAAGAGCTTGCCGGCCGCCTGTTCCGTCGCGCCCGCAGCGGCGCCCACAGCCTCGATGATGCGGATGGACTCGCCGCCCTCGTCGCTGATCAGCGCGAACGCGCCCGCAAGCGACGTCCCGAAGAGCCGCGAGAGCACCTGCGTATCGGTCCCGATCTCCTGGCGGATCTGCTTGAGCAGCGCCGGAATCCCCTGCTGGCTGAGGGTCTGCTGAAGTCGCGCCCAGTCCACTTCGAGGGCCTGCGCGGTCTTCCTCGCCTCCTCGCCAGGCTGATGGATCGCGAGCAGCAGGTCGCGTACCTCGGTCCCGGCGCCGCGTGCGCTCATGCCCTGCTTGGTGAGCGCCGCGACCGCTCCGGCGACGTCGCCGAGCGACACCTCGAGCTCGGCAGCGATGGGCAGGATCGGGCCGAGCGCGGTCATGAACTCCCGCGCGTTGGCGTCGCCCTCCTGAGCGGCCTTCGTGAAGATGTCGACGGCGTGCGCGGCGGAGAGGTTCGCGGGCCCGTAGGCGGCGCTGGCGGAGGCGGCCGCGTCGATCACCGACGCGAGGTCCCCCATCCCGATCGCGGTCGCCTGGACCGATGCCCGGAGCAGCTCCAGCCCCTGCTGGCCCTCGATGCCCCGGGACCGGATGTCGAGTAGCCCTCGGGCCACCTCCTGCGGGCCCCGGCCCCCCTCGGCCGCGAGCTCCATCACCGCGGCGCGGAGGGCCTCGATCTCGCCCTCGGCTACGTCGGCCGTGGCGACCATGCGATCGAAGCTCTCCTCGAACTCCGCGAAGGATTCGACGCTCCCGGCGACGCTGAGGGCTGCCGCCCCCACGCCGGCGCCGGCCAGCAGCGCCGGACCGACGCGACCGAGGCTCGACCGCATCTGACGCGAGCCGGCCCGTCGCTGGCGGCTCACCTCCGCGGCCTCTGCGACCATGCGGTCGTCGGCCTCGCGCTGCTCGGGCGACCTGATCGCGGCGCCAGCGCTGGTGAAGCGCTGCTCGAGGTCGTCGAGTGCGCTGGCTCCGCGGGGCCCGAAGCCGCCCTGCGCGCGGATGGCGGCGATCTGCGCGAGCGCGCCGCTGGTCCGCGAAGCCTCGGCGGTCACCCCCGCGAGCGCCCGCTCGGCCACGCGCGATGCGGTCGCCTGCGCCGTGAGCTCGGCCGCGACGTGGGTAACGGCGCCCGAGAGGTTGGCCGCAGCGCCCACCTGCTTCGCGATTGCCGTCGTGGTGGCGTCGGTCGCGCCCTGCGCGCGCGTGGAGGCGGCCGCGAGCTCGTTGAGCCCGCCGGCCGCCGCGAGCGTGGCGACGGCTGCCGTGCCGCTCGGGAGCGTGGCGCGGGGCGCCTCCCGCACGGGCGCCGGGACCGCGCCGGCTGCGACGAGCGCCGCGCTCTCCGCCCCGAGCGCGATGCGCTGCTGCGCCGAGGTTCGCAGGCTCGCGGCGGCCGCACGCTCCGCCGCCGCGGTCCGATGTGTGGCGCCCTCGACCAGGACCAGGACCTCGAGCAGCCGCTGCGCCTCGACGCGGGACGCCGCGATGGCTCGCGAGACGTCGCCGAGCTCGCCGACCGCGCGCCGGCCGAGCGCCCGCGTGAAGGCGCGGTCGAGCGCTTCGCCCGTCTCCTTCGCCTCGGTGCGGATCTGCCCGAGGAGGCGGTCGATCTCCTGCGTGTCCTGCTGGGCCTGCTCGGTCGGGAACCCGACCGCGATGCTGGTCTCGAACGCCACCGGCTAGCCCTCACCCCGCGGCGAAGGCGGAGTCGCGCTCCGCAGGTTCGCCATGCGCCGCTCGATGAAGACGGCGTCGAGGTTGCGCACGACGCGGAGCAGCCGGTTCACGAGCTCCGGGCTGTGGTCCCAGCGGTTAAGCCGCGCCCACGATTCGATCTCGCTGAACGGGATGCCGCCGCTCTCTGCTCGCACCGGCTGCAGCTCCTGGTAGGCCCTCAGGTACGGGAGCGCGCCCGATCGCAGGGTCGGCCGCTTCGCGAGCACCGGATGCCGCTGCCGCGAGTTGCGCTCCCACTCGATGAAGGCGCCGACCTCCCCGCCGTAGGCGAGCTCCCAGCGGAAAAGGTCGGTCAGGCTTTTGTGTCGGCGGCCTCCGATGCTCTGCGGTAGCGCGATGCGTCGAGCGCGCGGCGGTACACGAACAAGTAGACCGGATAGACGTCGGTCAGGAGCTGCTCCGCGTGCGGTCGCGAGAACTCGAGCTTTCGCTCGCCGTACTGGATCAGGCCATCGCCGAGGATCTTGCTGCGCCAGCTGACGACGCAGCCGCGCGCCACCGCGAGGAGTGTGGCGCGTCGCTCGATCTCCGCCACGCGCACGCCCTCGGCCGCCTTCGCCTCCGGCGTCTCCGGATCGACCAGCGGCTCGGCGAGCTCGGGCTGCGTGCCGAGCTCGATGTACGCGAGCGCCTGCTCGCGGAAATAGTCGGGCGTGTGGAGGTGGCGGATCAGGAACTCGACATCCGTCGAGCCGTACTGCGCCCAGACGCCTTCGCGCGCGATCTTCGGATCGGCGGCGAGCTGCCCGAAGTCGAAGGCCACGGGCGCCGGCTTCTCCGGCATTTGCGGCGTCTCGACCGCTGCGATCGGCTCTCCCTCGGTGGTGGTCTGTTCCTCGGGCATGGTGTGGGTCCTTTCGCGATGATGGGGGTGCTCGCCTGCGCGTCCCATCGGCCCCTCGCCCGGCAGGTCGCCCATTGAAGCCGGGAGCGGCGCCTCTCACGCGCAGGCGAGCATGAGACTCACGGGAGCGGAGCGTTCGGGAAGAGGCTCACCTGGAACATGAAGTCGCTGTGCTGGCCGGCCGGGTCCTCGTAGAGCTCCGACTGGAACGGAGCATCGAAGAAGACGTCGGTGTCGATGCCTTCCTTCGTGATGCGCCCCTCGCCGTACCGGAACTGAGGGATGGTGAAGACGGCGATGTTCGGCGTCGCCGCCAGGTCCTTGCAGATCAGGTCGATGCGCGCGGCGTCGTGGTTTCGGAACTTGTTGAACTGAGTCAGGCTCTCGAAATACTGGCGGATGCGGCCGCTCGGGTTGAAGCGTCCGATGCCGACGTCGATCGGAGAGATGGATCCGACGGCCATCTTGCGCCGCACGCCGGTCTGGACGTTGAGCTCGAGCCGCGCCAGCACCGAGGTATCGGCGCCGTCCTGCCGGACCGCCTTGACCTCGCCCGACGCGGACATCGGGAGCGTGCCCGGCGCCCCGTTGAGTGTCTCGCCCGCGAACGCCGACGCGGATCCGACGACGTCAACGCCGTTGAACGAGAACTCGCAGGTCATGATCCGCCCGTTCTCGACGACCAGGCCGAAGCGCTCCACCACGAGACCCTTGCCCTGAAGGAAGGCGTGTGTCGCGTCGGTGAAGGTGATGTCCTCCTCGATGGAGAATCCGTAGCGGTTGAGGCCGTTGCGGACATAGCGGATGTCGACCTGCTCGTTTCCCTCACCCGTGGCGTCGTTGACGAGCACGTTGTTCGGATCGTTGACGATCATCTGCAGCCCAGTGATCGTTTCGATCTCGAAGACGTCGTTGCTCGCCGCCGGCTCGAAGCCCCAAAGTCGGCAATAGGCGCCTTCGTCGTCGACGGTGAACGGGGTCAGGAAGCTGCCCGACACGCGGTTGATGTGTGCCTTGCCGGCCGCCGCGCCGGTCTTGTCGATCGTGAAGGTGCCGGTGGCCTTCTTCGAGACGATGAGCGCGCCCATCAGGCCCTGCAGGAACATCTCGAAGTCGGCACCGTAGGCGAAGGACATGGGCAGCGCGCCGCGAGCGCCGATCGCCTGGCGCACGAGCGACTGGATCATCCGGTCTCCGCGTAGCGTCGGATCCACCTCGGTCTGCTTGTCGGGGCTCAGGTCGCTCGACCGGATGCGGACGACCTGCATCGCCGGTGTGCTGGGCGTGGTCCCGAAGGTCGTCTCCCGGATCGCGCGCACGGATACGAGGTTGCTGTCGGCAGTCTTCGGCATCTGAGCCTCCTAGTTGAACACGGACCGTCGGAACGGGGTGACCACGAGAACCTGAAACCACCCGGCGCCATCCGGGCCGAGCTCGAGGCCGTAGGGATCTCCGAAGCGGATCGGTCCCGAGCCGCCGAGCTCGATCTGCTGGCGGCGGAGCACGCCCGCGGCGTCCGACGCGATGGCCCACGCCGTCACGGCGTCGGTCTTCGCAGCCACGAAGACGGACGTGCGCGCCTCGCCGATGTAGGCGAACAGAGCGACCTGGCCCACTGTCTTCTGCGAGCTGCGCCCGCCCTCGGGATCGGGTCCCTCCGAGATGTCGAAGGCGACCCACGGCTGCCGCGGCTGCTCGGAGCCACCGACGGGCGGCACCTGGAACTCGACGTTGGTGAAGCGGATGGGCACCGTCGGCCGCGCGGACGCGAAGCCCATCTTGAAGAGCGACTCGATGGCCGCGCGCGCGTCGTCGACGCCGATCATTCGTGGAACGTCCAGACGGGCGAGAGCCCCATCGAGAGCAGCGCCTGCGCGACGAACCGGCGGGCGGCCATGCGCGACGTGCCGAACTCCACGAAGCCCGCGTAGGGGACCGCGGTCGAGATCCAGGCCGTGTCGCCGAGCTCGAAGCCGTCGAGCGTGTCGATCCCGGGCTCGACGGGCTCGGGTGCCTCTCCCTCGGTCGCGTTCCACGAGTCGCGGAGCCGCCCCGTGTCCACCGGGCACAGCTGCTCGATCCGCGCGCGGAGCTCGCGCGCGACGTCGGACACGTGCGCAGCGCCTTCCTCGCGCATCTGCTCCACGAAGCGCGCGCGGTCGCGGTCGAAGGCGTCGAGCTGCATGCCCATCACCCGGCCCTCTGGACCCAGAGATTCACGGGCACGTCCGGGGGCCCGACCTTGACCACGGTCTCGAGGATCGGGACGCCGTCCTCGACGGTCTCGACCACGTCGCCGACGCGCGGCTCGAAGGTCACGTCCAGGGGGTCGAGCTCGAGGCCCCGCACGTGCTCCGTCGGCGCCCCGTCGGCTCGCGCGCGCTCCTTCTCCGTGAGCTCGTGGAAGAACCCGCGAAGGTTCCAGCTCTGCTTCGGTGTGGCAGCAGCGCCGACGCCCGGCGTGTAGGTCGCGCGGCCCGTGGCCCGTCGATACACGAGGTCCCTGCGAAGCTCGTCGATCTCCGGGTCGGTGTAGACCTGCTCGTGCAGCTCCTGCCGAAGGTTGGTGAGCTCGCCCGTTACGCCCCCGTCACTTGATGAACTGGTAGCGGTCGAGAACCGACAGCGCGGAGAGAGGGAAGCCCGTGCTCGGGTCGCGCGTCTGCGCCATCGAGTCGCCCGACGCGCGCCGCGTGACCGAGATCCCGGTCGTGGCGATCGACGACACCACGCCTGCGGGCTTCGCGGCGCGCTGGTGCCATGAGTCCTTCGCGAGCATGGCGACCGCGCCCTCCAGGTCATCGGGCAGGTCCTGGCTGTTGGCGTTCTTCACGTAGCCCGACGGGAACGTCGGGAGCACGAATCCAGCGGTGTAGTCCACCGAGTAGAGCGGCAGCTCTTCGCCGGGCACCGGGCCCGGCTCGGTCACCTCGCCGCCGTACCACTGCCCCGCGGTCGCCGGCGACGTCCAGCGCCAGCCGGAGCGGCGGTAGAGGAAGCCGGCCTTGCGGTCCTCGATCTCGAAGTCGGTGACCGGCATCCCGTCGAAGGCGACGGAGTGGACCTGGACGATGGGCGCGAGCGAGAGGATCAGCCGCGTCCCGCCCTGGCCGGGCAGGATCTCCGTCACGCGCTGCTCCGCGAAGTCGCGGTTGCAGTAGCTGCGCGCGGCCGAACTCGCGCGGTCCACGATGCGCGCGAGGAGGCGCATGGCGTCGTCGTCGCAAGCGGAGCCGAGCTCCTCCACGACGCGCTCGGGGCGCACGATCCGGTGCGTGGGCGGCGCCACGGTGACGCTGATCATCGCGGCGCCTTCACGACGGGAGGCGCGGCCGGCTTGCGAACCACCGGGCCCCGACGCTCGCGAAGGTGCGCCGCAAGCTCGCGGCGATCCTTGCGCTCACGCGGGCGGGCGTCCCCGCGAGGCTCGGGCATTCGGGTGGATCTCCTCCGGCTAGGCCTCGGGGGCCGGCTCGGGAGCGGGCTCTTCCTCGGGCTGCGGCTCGTTCGCGCCGCTCATGTCGAAGGCGTCGGCCTCGTCGTCGCTCACCTGGCCGACGTACTCGAGCGTGATGGGGCGGACGCCATCGCCGCGGTCCGCATCCACGGTCACCGTCCCGCGGATCTCGCCGACGTGTCCGCGCACGGGGCGGAAGATCACCTGCAGCGGTCCGTCTCCCGCGAGCGCCTCGTGATTCGCGTCCGCCGGCGTGCACTGCGCCGGGCTGCGCGTGTCGACCGTGGTCGGCCTCCCCTGCTTCGTGCGCGGCGTCAGGTTCGCGCGGTGCTGCTCGCTGTTGCTCAGGGCGAACTCGTAGGGCGGCATGGGATTTCTCCTCTCCTCAGGCCTGCGGCTCGTTCGAGCCGTCGGCGGTGATGTGGTCGGGCTCGTCGCCCTCGATCAGCTTCGCCACCTCGGCTGCCACGGTCAGGAGATCGCTGATCGGGCGCCCGCCGGGCTCCCAGTCGGGCTCGAAGTCGAGGTCGAAGAAGAGCTGTTTCTGCGCGGGCGTCGCGTTCTTGAACGCCTTCGCGAGCTCGGCCTTCTCGAAGGTCGCGCCGAAGCTGACCTGCATGGGCTGCGAGCCGTGCGTGTGGGTGAACTTCACCCGGGGTCTCCGATCAGGCGGGGGGCGACTGGTCCGCGGTCGCGGGCCCGATGCTCGCCGGAACGATGGGCGCGGCGTCGATCACGCGGACGCTGCCGGGGTCCACGCCCTCGAAGATCGCGCCACCGCTCGCGATCGTGAGCCCGTCCTTCGACGTGGCGGTCACCTCGCCGATGGCGTCGCCCTGGTCGGGCACGAAGAAGCCGACCCGGGCGCCCTTCGGGATCACCGGGGGCGCGGTCTCGCGCGCGGCCGAGCGCGGCACGCGCGAGCGCGTGGCGATGCCTTTTTCGATCAGGGACTGCGCCTGCTCGCTCGGGAACACGGCGCGCTCGCCCACGTTGTAGGGCGGAAGCCGCTTCTTGAACTCGACGACCTCGGCGCTCACGGTTCCTCCTCGGCCGGCTCGTGGGCCGGCTCGGTGTTTTCTGCGGACGTGCGTGCGGCCTCTTCGCGAAGCTCGCGCGGGCTCTTCCAGGTGCCGTCGGCCTGCTGCTCGACGAGCTCGCCGTCGCCCGCGCGCTCATGGCGCGCCGCCGTGTCCGGGTCGAACTCCGCGACGTCTCCCACCACGTAGGGCGGCGAGTGCTTCGAGAAGCGAAAGCGGCTCACGGCGCCGGCTCCGCGGCGCGCGGCACGCGCGGGGCGCTCTCCGGCTCTGCGGGTGCGGGCTTCGTGGTGGGCGGCGGGACATCGACCCAGCCCCTGCCCTTCACGCGCCGGACCTCGGTCGCCGCCCCCTGCGCGATCAGGCCCGCGGCCGCCGCGTCAGAGAGCTCGGCGACGTCGCTCGTGCCGTAGGGCGGGCTCGAGCGAAGGAACCGGACGAACTTCGGCATGGCGCCCTCTCAGCCCGCGGCTTACGCCGGGAGCTGCTGCTGCCCCGCGATCACGACCACGCCCGACCAGGCCGCGGTGTCGGTGCCGCTGGCGCTCAGGTTCGGCGTGAACTGCACGCGGATGTACCTCCGCGCGCGGCGGATCGGAAGGCGGTAGGCGAATACGCCGGTGAAGGTGCCGCCGCCGCCACCGGCCTGGCTCTGCACCTGCGCCGCCTCGAGGTCGTCCCAGTTCGACCCGTCGGCGGAGTCCTGGAACTGGAGCGACGCGGAGAGGCTCTGGCCGCTCGCAAGCGCCGTCGTGTAGGGCACGAGCAGCATCGCGGTGTGCCCGCGATCGCTGAGCGCACGGCGGTCGATCGTCGGTCCATCGACCTCCGTGTTGTCGCCGGCGCCGGCGGCCGTGGCCGTGCCGTTCGGGAGAGCTCGAACCGCCTTCGTGTAGGCGAGGATGTCGGTCTGTTCCACTTCAGCCCCCTTCCTACGCCCAGTCCACGTCGGAGAACACCGCGACGCTGGCGTCGTGGCGCATCCCGAAGTCGTGGCGCGAGATGGCGCGGATCACCGTCTCGTCGCGGCTGAAGCTCGAGACCACGGCACCCGCCGAGGAGTCGAAGTAGGCCGCGTTCGGCGAAGCGTCGATCTGGATCCCGCTCACCTCGGCGAGCACCGCGTCGGCGAAGTCGACGAGGTAGAGCTCGCTCTCGTTCGAGCCCGTTACCGCGAGGTTGATCGGGATCTGCGTCGTGGTCTTGAAGGGCCACGTCCAGAGCCGCCCCGTGAGCATCTCGTCGCGGAAGGCGTAGTTGCCGTTCCCGTCGCGGAGCGTCATGAGGTAGACAGCCGTGCGCGGCGCCATGAGCCACCCGGGTCGGATCATGCGCACGTTCGCGTTGAGCAGCGCGAGCATGATCTTGCCGAGGTCAGTCGTGACGTTCGCGAGGTTCACCGTCGCGTTGACGGTGAGCACGTTGCCGGCGGGAGCCCAGTAGCGGAGCCCCTTCGGCGTGAGCGCTGTGCCGTCGTCGCGGATCAGCGCGAGATCCTCGCGCTGCGCCAGGCTCGCCGCGAGGTCTCCCATCACGATGTCGTCGGCCTGCGGCCCGCCAGCGTCGAAGAGCAGCAGGTCGTTCGAGATGGGCACCAGGGCCGCGAGCTTCTTCGCGACCATCTGGAGCTGCCCGAACGCGGGCTGCGAGCTCTGGATGTTGAGCCCCTCGCCCGTGTAGCTCGAGGTCGCGCCCGCCGTCTGCTTCGGGATCTGCGCGACGAGCTTGGACAGCGGGAAGAGCGTGGGGCTCATCGAGCGGATGACCGACATCGGCCGGAGCAGCTCGATCACCTCGTTGGAATACTCGGGCGAGAGGAGAAAGCCGCCCTGGTCGGCGGTCCCCGCCGTGAGCGCCTTCACGGCGCGGTCGTCCTTGCCGAAGAGCTTCTCGCCCATCGACACCGCCTGATCCTGGCTGCCCCTGCTCGCCGCGAGGAGGCGGACCGCGCGTCCCACGGCGCGGCGCTGCTCCTGCTGGTCGCGCGCGGCGTCCGGCGGCCGGAGGCCGGCCATGATCGCCGCGAGGTTCTGCGTCGCCTGCGCGGGCGCGCGCTCCTCGATCGCGCCGATGCGCTTGTCGAAGGGCTCGAGGCCCTTCGCGAGACCCTCTTTCACCTGCTCTGCGATCGCGGCGCCGAGCGCGCCACCCTCGAGCTTCAGCGTCTCGGGCAGCAGCTCGCGCACCTGCGCGGCCGTGAGTTCCGGCATTCAGAACCTCTCGGATTTCGGGCGACCGAAGAGTCTCAGCGCGTCAAGCTGCCGACTTCGCGCTCTCTCCGATGATCTCCGAGAGGGCCTGCAGGACGGTTCGCATGTCGGCCGTGCTTCCGTCCGCGAATCGCACGATGATCTCCTGCGATTCGCTGGCCTGAGCTTCTACCTCGTGACCCTCCGGTGTGTCAAGGGGCTCGGCTTGCGGCGCGTCCGCTTCGGGCACCACCGGCGCAGCGCTCGCATCCGGTTCGGGAGCGGGATCGGGCACCTCGCGCAGGTCGGCTTCGGGCTCCGGGTCTTCCTTCGTGACGTCCAGCACGTCGGGCGCCATGCGCTCGCCGCTCTCGTTCCGCAGGTGCACCGTCACGCGCTCCGCGGGGTCCGCGCTCTCGTGGATCGCGCGCAGAATCCGCTTCGGGATCCAGAGGTTGTCGCCGCGGTTCCCCTTCGAGCCCCAGGCGTCGAGCAGCTCCTCGCTCCACTCGCGGAGCGGCAGCGTGTCCACGCCCGCCGAGCGCGCCTCCACGAGTGCGTTCGGGTTCGCCGGGATCGGCACGAGCGAATACTCGAGCAGCTCCTGCTCGAGGAAGTCGATGCCGTAGGGCCGGTCGTCGTCCTCGACGAACTGCCACACCTTCGGGATGAAGCCCACCGAGCAGGCGTGCATGAACTTCTGGCGGTAGAGCTCATAGAGCGCGTCGGCCAGCGGGAGCACGCCCTGCGGCGTGAACTCCATGAGGCTCTTCAGCTGATCGCCCTCGGTGAACTCCGCGAGCGAGCGGCCCACGACCGGCGCGGCGATGTTCCACGAGTCGTGCCCGAAGAGCACCACGGGGTTCTTCCGGTACTGCTTCATCTCCCAGCCTTCGACCTTCACGCTGTCGTGCATGCGGTCGAGCGTGTCGTCGCTGATCGCGAAGAGCATCTGCCGGCGATCGGGGTCGGGCTTGCGCTGGCCCTTCTGGTCGGAGGGCAGCACCTCGGCCACGCCCAGCTGGAAGCTGCAGGCGACGGCGGGGATCGGATCCGGGGAGTCGGCGGCGCGCGCTTCCATCACCTGTCGGAAGCGCTGGGCGCTGATGAACTTCGACCCGTTGGGCATTCCCACCTCCACCAGCGCGGTTGCTACGCGCTGCGTTGACGGACGCGCTCGATTGCATCGAGAACCGCTGTCCGCTGCTCCGAAAACGCGCCGCGGGCGGCCTCGACCGCCTGTGCCTCGAAGGAAAGCCGCTCCGCGTTGAGACGTTTCCATGCCGCGTCGCGTTGCTCTTCGGTCGCGAGCGCGCGCTCACCCTCCGCCACGGCGGGCGCGATGATGCAGCGGCAGTTGCTAACGACGATGCCACTGGCGACCATCCACCCCGTCGTGGACTGGAGGTCGTAGACGTGCCCCGAGTAGTCGATCTGCCGGACCTGGACGATCTCATCCAGCGCTACCGCTCCGGGGTATCCCTCAAGCAGATCGCGGACGAACGCGGCGTCGGCCGTCCCGTTCTGACCCGCCGGTTGCTGAAGCACGGTGTCAAGATCCGCGGTCGTGCCGAAGCGGAGCGGCTGAAGTGGTCGAGAGCCGACCGTGCGGCTGTCACCCGTCAGTGCAGCGCCGCTTGGCGTGCCAGGCGGGGCCAGCGAGACACCATCGCCACGAAGCTCGCCCGAGCCCGCACGAACGAGCGACGTCTTCTGGCTCCTGGATTCTTCGAGGACGCGCTCGCCGCTGAGCTCACCCGCCGCGGTCTCTCGGTCCGACAGCAACTCGCGTGTGGCATCTACAACATCGATGTCGCCTTGCACCGCGACCGCATCGCCGTGGAGCTCGTCGGGTCGCGTGCGTCGCGGCTTCGACGTTCCTCTGACCGCGAGCGCCTGGAGTACCTGCTCGATCACGGTTGGGTGACGCTGTTCCTCTTGTGCTGCGACAGCGGAGGACGAACCCTCTCCGTGGACGTTCCCGACATGGGTCAGGACGTGGTCGCCTTCGTTGAGCTTCTGCGCAGGAACGAAACCGTGCGCCGTGGCTACGGGATGGTTCGGTGTCACCCGCAGGCGATACCCGTGGCGCGTGTTGAGTTCGATGGCCTTGCCCGAATAGCAGGCCCGAACGCCGGCGACGAAAGCGCCTGAGACATAGCTGCCGGGCAGGATGCAGTTCGCGTTCTCCGCCGGGTCGTCGCCGAGCGCGCCGGGGTGGGGGCCCCGAGCGCCGGAGGGGCTCACGAAGTCCTGCTCGAGCGGGATGGGCTCGCTCTCGTCGAGGGCCTGGTGCGTCTCGCGCACCCGCTCGTCGCGCTCGCTGACCCAGTCCTTGAAGGGCATGTTCGCCTGGCGGAGGCCTTCCTGCGTGCCGAAGCCAGCGGCGGTCACCGTGGACGTCAGGCCGAGCGCGGCCGCGCGCGACGTGAGCGACGGCTCGAAGGCCGCATCGGCTGCGGTTCGCACGGCGGTCCAGCTCGAGGCCTCGACCCAGCGCTCGCTGACGGCCGTGGCAACCTGATCGCGCGTGGTCTGGTTCACCGCGCGCAGCACGTGGGCGTAGCCGTTCGCGCGCCAGTCCCGCATGCGCTGGCTCTCGGCGTCCCACGTGGCGCCGGCGCCCTCGGCCGCGAGCTTCCCGAAGTGGTCGGCCACGGCGCCGAGGATCGGGCGCAGCGCCGTGCGGAGCGTGACCCACGAGAGCGCGGCCGCGATCGCGGCGAGGATGGCGGAGAGCGTGTCGGCGTCGATCTCCGGCTCGTCGCCCTCGGCCTTCTCTCGGGCGAGCCGCTCGAGGGCGCGCTGCGCAAGCTGTCCGATGTCCAGCCGCGCGGCCTTCTGGTCCCCATCGTCCGGCGGGTCGTCCGGCTCGTCGCCCGGCTCTGGCTCGGGCTCCACCGGATCCGTGATCCCCTCCATGAGCTCGCGCCGGAACAGCAGCGTGTACGGGACCGCGTAGATTTTCCCCTTCCCGGCCTCGACGTCGCCGAAGCCCGCGAGCCCGCGCCATTCGTCCTGGGTGAAGGCCCACGGCGCCGCCGCCATCGCCGCGCGCTTCGCCTCGAGGTCCTCTTCGATCGGCGTCACGTAGTCGAGCAAGAGCGACGGGTCGCCGAAGTCGGCGACGAGCTGCGCCTGCAGCACCGCGCGCCGAACCTCGAGCCGCGGCACGAGCACCCAACGCGCGAAGATGTAGGCCGCGGCCGTGATCGTGGCGCGGTTGCTGGTCTCGAGGATCCCGATGATCTCGGGCGGGATGCCCCACGTGTGCACGATCACGTCGCGCTCGAACCGGCGGAGCTTCTCGAGCTCCATCTCGCGCGCAGTGGCGCCGATCGTCGCGAACTCCAGCTTCTTGCTCACGAAGTAGAGCCGGAACGCGCGCCAGAAGCCGCGGGTCTGCTGCTCCATGTCGGCCTGCAGCCGTTGCGTCTGGGGCTCGGTGAGGCCATCGGCGAAGACGAGCGTGGGTTTGATGCCGCCGGTCAGGAAGGTCTGTCGCTCGAGCTTCGCGGCCATGTCGTCGACGTCGATCTCGTCGGCGAGCGCGGAGGCGATGCCCGATGCCGCGAAGTACGGATCGACGGGGCTCGGCGTCTGGATCCACACGACCTCGGTGGCCGGGAGGGACGCCTCCACGCCGTTCACGCGGAAGGTGAACGCGGGCAAGTGGTCGGTGGGGAGCGGGCGCTTCGCGCACCAGCGCGGCGGGATCGGATAGAGGGCGATCGGCATGCCCTGGGCGTCGCGCTCCTTCACGAGGATCGACTCGCCGGCGAGCTCGCCGTACACCTGGGAGAGTTGCGCGACGGTAGGGCCCGGGAAGTGCGGGTTGCCGCCCTCGATCACGTCGAGGGCGGGGTGCGTCGCGATCTCCTCGGCCTGGCCGGCGCGGGCGATGCGCCGACGTGCGGCCTGGTTCGGCGCGCGGTTCATGCGCCGCGCGAGCGCGACGCCCTCCGGCGCGGAGCGCCCGACGTCGGTGCGGGCCCCGCGCTGCAGCGTCCACTGCGTCGCGGCCACGCTGTCGGCGATGCGGCTCACCACGGCGCGGACCCACGGTGAGTGCACGTAGGCCTCGACCAGGCGCGCGGGCTCCCGGCTCGCGCGGACGCCGAGGCGGCGCGCGGAAAGGAGCCCGAGCACGGAGCCTCCTCCGGCGCCCACGGTCCGCGTGGTCAGCTGGGCGTCGCCCATCTGCACCGCGCCGACGTGCTCGCGCAGCAGGTCGGCCATCGTGAGCTGTGCGGCGGCCGAGGTGCGGTTGCCGCGGCGGCTCCAGAACGCCATCACGCGCTCCCGATCACGGCGCGGAGGACGCGCTCGAGGTGCTTGTCGGCGCCGGCGTCGGCCACGACCACTATCCGCACCATCTTGCCGGGGGCGAGCGCAGGCGGGTCACCGCTCCAGAGCGCATCGGGGATCACGCCGCGGTAGAGGCCCGAGCTCACGTGCGCGATCGGGATCGCGCTGCCGATTGCGGCGCCGTCTTCGTCGTGGAGCTGCGCGGTCACGGTGGCCGTGGTGACCGCGAGGCCGGCCTCGTCCTTCAGGTCGCGAAGCTCGAGGATCGAGTCGCTCTTGTAGGCGAGCTCCTGGCAGGCCACTCACCACCACCCGAGGGCTAGGCCGATCATGAAGAGGCTCAGGGAGACGCCGAGGGACGCGCTGGTGAAGGCGGCCGTCCAGTCGATCGTGCGCGCCACGTGCCAGGCGTGGCGGCTGCGGCGTGCGAGCACTCGGCTACGAGCTGCCCACGGCCGGCGTCGCAGTCAGCCGCGGCGAGATGAGGACTACGCTCGCGCCGAGGCGCGGCGCGAGCACCAGCGTTCCGGTGAGCGTCTGCTGCCCCGGCATCGGCCGAAGCTCCCCCACCAGCACCGAACCCAGGCGCGCAGGCTAGCAGGGGCGGGCGGCGTCGCGAAAGGGAGAGGCCGGGCAGCGAGGTGCCACCCGGCCTCTGCGGATCCAGGGTTTCGGTGCTGAAGCCGTGTCGTTACCAGACCCGCGCGTCGCCGGTCAAGGTGTCGTCGAGCATCAGGTCGGTCAGGGCCCAGACGTAGGCGTCGGCACGGTCGGGGGAGCCGTCCCCCACGTAGCCGTCGAGCGTCATGGCGAGGAGCTGCTGCTCGAGCTCAGGGAACTCGCCCACGTGCGCGACCTTGTGCTGCTCGCAGAGCGCCGCGATCGGCTCCGCGCGCACGATCTTCCCGCGCGAGCCGTGGACCACGGTGACGGGGACGTTGGCGTCAACGGTGCGGATCGTGTGCTCGACCATCTCGCCGCCGTTGTTGATCTCGGCCACGATGCCGTCCGCCTTGAAGTGGTGATACGCCCGCACCGCGCGCGCTGCCCAGCCACCGGGCGAGAGGCGGCAGGAGTGGTCGGCGAGGACGCCACCACGGCCGAGCACGTCCTTCCCGGCAACGACGATGCCCGTCTCGTCGGCATCGTCGGTGGAGGTCGCCGCTGGGTCCACGCCGACGACGATGCGGCGGAGATCGCCGAGCTTGAGCGCGCGCGCGGCGTCGAGCATTTCCTGGGTCCAGAGCGCACCCGGGTAGTCGTCGAGCAGCTCGCCCTCGATCTCCTGGCGGCCAAGGCGAGTCCCGCCGTAGCGCTCCTGGATCATCTTCAGGAACTGCGGCGCTAGATTCTCGCGGTTATCTCGGGTGCTGCCGCGCGTCACGATGCAGTCGGCGCGCCTCCTGAGCGACGAGACGAGGCGCCCGCGCTTCGGCGTGCTGGTCGCGATGATGCGCGGGTCGGTGCCGAGGCGGATGCCGAGCTCGAAGAGCGAGAAGGCCTCTTGCGGGCTCACGATCTCGGGATTCCACGAGTCCACCTCGTCGGCCCACCCGCCGTCGGCCTGCGGGCCGCGGAAGCGCTCGGCGCGCTGCGCGGCGCGGAGGCGGATGCGCGCGCCGTTCCAGCACCGCAGGTGCGGGTTCTTCTCGTCGCGCACGACGCGGGGCGCCTGGTGTGCGGGCCAGATGCGCGCCAGGCCGGGCGCATCCTCGGTCCCGTAGACCATCGTATCCCAGACGTCGGTCCAGGTGGGCGCGGCCGCGTTCACCACGCGCCAGACGCCGGAGTCGATGCGCGCACGAACGGCCTCGGCCGCGGTGCGGGTTTTTCCCCATCCGCGACCCGCCTGTATGAGCCACACGTACCAGTCGCCGGGTGGCTCGAGCTGCTCGGGTCGCGCCCACGTGCGCCAGCTGAAGAGCACGTCAACGGTGGCGCGCAGCTCCGCCGGTTCGAGCTTCTCGAGGTACGAGCGCGCGTCAGTGAACGATCGGGTCCGCCGGGTCACCGTTCGCCTGGTCACCGTCACCGTCGCGGCGCTTCGCGACCCACTTCTCGAGGCGCTTGGCCGCCTCGTCGCGCTCGGTGTCGTTGACGTTCACGTGGACGTCGATCGGGTCGAAGCGCTCGCGCTGGCCGAGCTCCTGCTTCCCGAGCCAGATGAGCATGCCGACGTTCCCGCCGACGGCGAGCTTGGTCTGCACTCGGCGGAGAGAGAGCTTCCGATCGGCGCGCGACTTGCGGAAGACGGCCGCGAGCGGCTCGCGCTGCGCCATGCGCTCGACGCTGGCCTCGGAGATCCCGAAATAGTCCGCGATCTCGGGATAGGTGCAGCCCGCGAAGACGAGCGGCCGGAGCTGCTCCGGGTGCACCCGCTCTTCCACCCGCGGCCTCCCCGGCGGGCGTCGCGTCCGATTCCCCAACGAAATGGCCCCCCTACGAAATCCTAAAAGCCCTTGTTTTCCGGCTAGTTGCGTGGTAAGCTCCCCTTACATCAGGGCCGCAGGGCCCACCACCCACGGAGAGACAAGCATGGCAGAACTTTCGCGACCCCGCGCCACCGTGCGCGCCGATGGCTCCGCAGTCGTGACGCTCCCGACCGGCGAGGTTGCCGAAATCCACCCCCACGCGCACGAGCGCAACCGCTGGAACTGGACCCTCGTCGGCACCGACGACTTCGACACGTGGGGCCACTCCTACTCGCAGCGCCTCGCCTACTCGTGCGCCTGCGAGGCGAGCGCGCGCCGGACCATGAAGCCCGCCCGCGTCGCCGGCTTCACGATCGAGCAGGCCCGAGAGCGGCGAATTCGATGTCGAGCGCTTCGCCGAGATCGTGCCCCAGCTCGGCGAGTCGAAGGATTACACCGAGGCCACCGACGCGCCGCACCTCATTGTTCGCCGAATACGACGACGTCAACTACGGGGCATGCTCGGACCGCGAAGAAGCCGCAGCGGCCGGGCTGCGCTTCTACGGGTCCGCCGGCGACGGCTGCGAATACGACGGGTGCGAGTTCGCAGGGTTCGGCGGCCGGATGTTCGAGGTCGAGTCGTCGCACAGCGGCCTCGTGGTGCCGATCGACCCGGAGACCCTCCGTGTCTCGCGCCGCGCGCTCGCGACGGCACGCGGCTACCTCCGCGCGAAGAAGGCCGTGCACCAGAACGCGACGCCGCCCACGCGCAAGGGCCGGTACACCACCGACGGCGGCACGCGCGACGAACGGCTCCGCACCACCGATTGACCTACCCTTCCCCGCGTGGGCCCGTGGGTGAGCTCGCGCCGGTCGGTGCTCGTTCACTCGACCCGGCCGGCGCTCTCGCCCGCGGGCCTGCGCACGGAGACACCATGAACGAGACCGAGATCAACTGGACCGAGCTCACCTGGAACCCGAACAGCGGATGCGAGGAAGTCACCGCCGGCTGCGCGTTCTGCTACGCGAAGACGCTCGCGGAAAACAAGCGCGGCACGCCCGCGTTCCCGAACGGCTTCGACTTGACGCTCCGCCCCCACAAGCTCCGCGAGCCCGCGTGCGTCAAGCGGCCCTCGCTGATCTTCACGAACTCCATGTCAGACCTCTTCTGGGAGAAGATCCCCGACGACTACCGCGACCGCGTGCTCGAGGCCATGCGCGCCGCGCCGCACCATCGCTACCAGGTTCTCACGAAGCGGCCGGAGATCGCGGCGCGCTACCTCGCGACGCGCGCGCTCCCCGACTGCGTCTGGCTCGGCGTCACGATCGAGAGCCAGAAGACGGCGCACCGGCTCGACGTGCTGCGCGACATCCCGGCGCGCGTGCGCTTCGTCTCGGCCGAGCCGCTGCTCTCGCCGCTCGAGCTCGATCTGCGCGGCGTGCACTGGCTGATCAGCGGCGGTGAATCCGGCGTGCACCTCGCGGCGGGCCACACCCGCGCGCTCGAGACACGAGGCCTGGTGCGGCGCGGCGCGCGCGGCGAACCGTCGTGGGTGGCGCGCGAGGATCGCATCGACTGGGTCCGCTCGCTCCGCGATCAGTGCGCGGCCGCGGGCGTCGCCTTCTGGCACAAGCAATGGGGCGGGCCGCGACCGACGAGCGCCGGGCGCATCCTCGACGGCCGAACGTGGGACGAGCTCCCCCGCCACGTCGAAGGCGCCATGCCGGGCGAGCGCTACGTGCACCGCGAGGAGCGTCAGGCCTCGCTCGCGCTCTGACCCTCGAAGAGCAGCGCCGCGTAGAACATCCGCGAGCCGCCTTTCCCCCTCCCGCGGCTCCGCGTCACGAGCGCGCGGCGTGGCTGGACGCCCGAGAGCTTCGCCCAGCGCCGTAGGGCGAGCGGGAGCAGCCCCTCGTGCGCGTCCTCGGTCGGCGCCGTACCCCGCGACTCGATCCCGACCAGGCGCGCCAGCGCGGCAGGAAGAAAGCCGAAGCGCGTGCGCAGGCCCGAGCCATCGGTCACCACCAGCGCGCCGCGTTCGCCCGGCTCCCAGCGTCGGCGGTGCGCGATGATGAGCGCCTGTTCCCACGGCGAGCCGAACGCATCGAGGTCGAAGACGTTGAAGGCCTCGAGCTCGAGCACGCGCAGCGCCCGGCGGTTGTCGCAGACCAGGCGACGCCTCGCGTCCGCCGGCGTCCACTCGGTGTCGCAGCCGACGTAGCTCTCGGCGCGGCTCCAGACGGCGGCGTGCATCGCGCCCTCAGTGCCGCAGAACGCATCGAACACGCGCGACGGCGCCGCCCACTCGAGCGCGGCCTCGCGGATCGCGACCTTCCGCCCCTTCCCCTCGCTGCTGTTCTCGACCTTCGGCCTAGCCAAGCTGCGTCGATCCCACGCGCACGGTCACGCCCGGCAGCGCCTCGAGCGCCTCGCGCAGCGCCTCGAGCGCGTCAGGCTGCTGCGGCAGCGGACCGCGGACCGAGATCCAGAACTCGTCATGCACCTCGGAGAAGTCGAGCTCATCGATCGGCTCGTCGAACGCCCCGCGTCCCTTCGCCACGCGCGCCGCGATCTCCTCGGGCTCGAAGCCGGTGCCCTCGAAGTCACCGGCGGCGAGAAGCTCGCGCAGCTGCTCGTCGAGCACCTCGTCGTTCCATTCCGCGAGCTCCGCCGTGCGGTTGTCGGCGATCGCGTAGCCCCGCCGCTTCGCGCCGACCAGGTCCGACTCGATGGCGGCGACATGGGTCCACCCCTCCGCCATGGCGGCCTCGAGCGTGCCCGAGCCCGCGATCACCACGCCCGCCGCGTCCACCACGATCGGCTTCTGCTGCCCGTAGGCGCGGAGCGACTCGCGGATGGCCGCGAGGTTTCGCTCGCCGTGGTGACGCGCGTTCGCCGCGTCCGTCGAGAGCGAGTCCACCGGGCGAACGAGCGCGCGGAGGCCCGGCGCGAAGCGGCCTTTTACTCGGCCCTCAGAACCCTTCGCCATCGAGCCCTCCCGCTGCGATGTCCGGTTTCGTGCCACGTGGAACAGAACCGGACATCACGGCCACCAGCGCGACCACGCTCTGCGCGGAGATCCTCTGCCAGCCGAGCTCACCCCTGCGCCGCGCGACAAGCTTTCCGCTCAGCACCAGGCGGCGCACGTGCCGGTCGGAGACGCCTAGGACAGCGGCCGCCTCGCGCGTGGTGATCCAGTCGGTGTCGATCACAGCGCAGGGCTCCGCACGGGCTCGATCCCGTGGCGCGCGACGTGCTCGCGGTAGCGGCGCACCACCTTCCGCGACTCGCGCTCGGCGGCGTTCCGCGCCGCGTGCGTCACCCCGAAGCTCGAGGCGTGAACCGCCCCAGATGGACGATCTCGGCGCGAGCCCGCTCGCGCATCCGACCGCGAGGACTTCGTCGATCGCTGGGCCGGTTGCGGCGGCGACATGCCATACTCCGGCGGAAGCGCGGCGCCAGAGCGGAGCGCTTCGCGATAGCTCGCGGCCCAGGCCTGACACTTCTCGGCGTCGCACGCGATCGATGCCTCTTCGCTCACGCGAGAGCGCCGGAAGCGGCGGCCGCAGGAGCGGCAGAGGTTGCGGGTGTGCTTCGGGATCAGCTTCACGGGCTTCGTCGTCACTCGTACTGCGCCCTCCGCCTCCTCGCCTCAAGCCGACGCTGCGCGCTGCCGAGCACTCCGTCCACTGCCACGAGCGAGGCGCCGCCCGCCGCAGCACGAGCGGAGGCGGGCGCCTCGCGGGAGTCACTCCCCTCCCCCACACCCCCGCCCCTCGTCCCTCGATTCTCGTCCCTCGTCCCTCGTCCCTCGCTACTCGTCCCTCGTCCCACGTCAGACGGGTGGGGATCCGCGGGGATCTCCGGGGATCCGCGGGCATCCGCGGGAAGTTTCGGGGGAGGTGGGAAGCGCGACGTCTTGGCCCGCTTCCCGTTGGCCCGATGCTCCTCCCAGTTGACCAGGGCGATGAAGTCTCGTCCATCGACCTGGTAGCGCACGATCGGACCCGTCTCGCCGTCCGCGCGCTCGAGCTCGGCCAGCAGCTCTTGGAGCTGGTCGAGCGTAACGTTGCGTGCCGGCCACACCGCTGCGCGCAACACCGCAAGGCGCCCATCGAGGCGCCCGTAGTCGTCGGCCGCGATCAGCAGCCGCCAGAAGAAGGCCTCCGCCTCCGGGCTCACGCGGGAGAGCGAGTCGCTCGACAGGATCTCGCCGCGGATGACCCGGCTCGGCATCAGCGCGGGCTCCTGTAGTACTCGCGCGTCGGGCCTGCGCGACCACACGGACAGCGTGAGTGGACATCCTTCTCGGCAACACGCGCTTCGGCGATCTGCTCGAACGGGATGAACGCGACCAGCTGATACGGCCCGAGATCGAGCTCTGAAAGACGGCGACGCACGCTCACGGAGGAACCGATCTTCCAGAGGGACTCACCGGCGTAGGATGGAGCCGCGGACCGCGCGAGATAGACGCAGGGCCCCATCGGCATCGCTCCACGCCCAGCCTGCGCGCCTGGCTGAGCCATGAAGAACTCCCGGATGCGGCTGCGCTTCGTCGCCATCGCCTACGCCGCCCCCTTCCCGGCCGGCGCCGGATGCTGGCCGCCGCAGACCGGGCAGCGGACCTGCACGGCCGGGATGAACCACCACAGGACGCGGCAGCGCGCGCAGAAGCGGCGCACGGCGGCCGGCGGCGCGCTCACAGGAACCCCTCGGGCTCGCGCCGGTACACCGTGAATGCGCGGATGCGGTAGCCGGCCCCCGTCGTGATTCCGTAGGCGCGCACGAAAGCGAGCCCTTCGACGGGCGACGGGACGAGAAAGTGAAGGATGCCGACGAGTCCGCCCGGCGCGACAACGCGCGCGGCCTCCCGCAGCAGCGCCGACGGCCGCGGGTACTCGATTCCGTAGAGATCCGCCGCGTACTCGACCGTGTAGGGCGGGTCGATCGCGACCGCCTTGAAGCTCCCGTCGCGGAACGGAAGAGAGCGCGCGTCGGCTCGCACATCGGGACGAGCGCCCTGGCGCACGTCCACCCGGAGCCCGTGCCCCTGCGCGAGTGCGCCGGAGCAGAGGTGAAGAACCTGATCTGGCTGCGCGTGGAGCACGCG